AGCCGGACGGGCGCTGCACAGACATGGGTCCGATCGTCTCGTAGCTGACCTGCTGGGGGTTCACGTAGGCGCGGCCGGCCACGGACAGGACTACGGCGGTAGCCTGGTCCGGCAGGGGCTTGACCACCGACTCGCACAGGGCGACGGCCTGCTCGAGGAGCAGGTCGGCCCGGTCGCCGTCGATCTCCGGCAGCCCCAGGTACATGGCGAGCTGCTCGGCCGTGGGAGGAACGAACGCCATCGGATCCTCCTATCCTGCGAGGGCCTCCATGGCGTCGCACCAGGAGGCGAGTTCGGCAGCCGGGTCCAGCTCGGCCGACCGCGCCTTGGCCCGCTTCGACACCAGCTGGTACTCGGCGCGGGTGGTCAGCAGCTTCCGGATCACCGCCTCGTAGCCGTCGGCGTCGTGGAGGTCAACGAACACGCCGGCCTCGCCGAGCGCCTCGCACAGGCCCGGTGTGGGATGCGCGATGACCGGGATGCCCGAGGCCATCGCCTCGACGCCGGCCCGGCCCCACGATTCGTAGGAGGACGGCATGAGCAGCACCTTCGTGCGGCTGTAGACCTTCTCCCGCATCTCGTGGCCGCAGACATGGTCCAGCACCTCGACGTTGGGCAGGTCCGGCAGGATCTGCTCGCCGTAGGCTCCGCGCACCGCGAGGAACTGCACGTCGGGCATGCGGCGGGCCAGCTTCTCGAAGAGGGCGCCGCCCTTCTCCAGGTTGCAGTTGATCAGGGTGACGCGGTCGCCGGGCTTCGTCCGGTACTCCTCGGCGAACACCGGCGGCCGGATGATGAGCTCCTGCCTCGGCCTGACCCCGCGGGGGTACTCGGCGAAGAACAGCTCGGCCTCACGCTGCATCCACTGGCTGTTGTAGACGGCCAGCGCGGTGTCGCCCGAGGCCATCTGCCGGAAGCTCGGCAGGTGCGTGTTGTGGCAGACCACGGCCAGAGGCTTGCCGTAGCCGCGGGCCAGAGCGCCTGCGCTGGGCACGTTCTCCAGGTGGGAGACCACCACGTCCGCCTGGCGGATGGCCGTGGCGGCGTCCAGGCGCGTCTCCAGCGGAACGACGCGGACGCCGTCCAGGTCGTAGGCCTCGCGGTCGTCGGTGTAGCGGGAGAGCCACACCGAGACGTCGTGGCCGCGTTCGACCAGGGCCCGCAGCATGCTGTGGACCATCCACTCGGCGCCCGCGTTGTGCCGGGGCGGGTAGCCGTGCAGCCGGGCGACAATCCGCATCGCCCGGCCGCCAGGGGTCACGAGGCGCCGCCGGCCGCCAGGTACTTGACGAAGGCCTCCTCGTCGCCCAGGACGAACCCGTAGTACGCCTCCGCCAGGAGGAGCACGAGGTTCTCCTGGAACGCGGAGTGGACGCCGCCGTCCTCGTCGATGTACGTCGCCTCGCGGCTGATCTTGACCGTGATGTCCATGCCGACGCCATACGCCGTCTGGGACCAGTCACCGCCGATGCCGCGCAGGCCGGTGTCGATGGTGCCCGACTGGCGGCGGAGCTTGCCGGAGACGCTGCGGGAGTAGGCGACCGGCTCGCCGACCAGCGTGCCCGCCAGGGCGGCGCCGGTTCCCGGCTGGGTGGTGTCGACGAAGATCGGGCGGCCGGTGGTGTCGGTCGCGCCGAGCAGGCTGGGCTTCATCCGGTGGTCCAGGACGGTGCCGGTGTAGTCCCAGTCGTCGTCGATGGTCTCCTTCATGCCCTTGACGATGTCGCCGTAGATGCCGCCGTTGGCCTGCGTGGTGCCGCCGATGGTGACGCTCTTCGTCGTCATCGCCAGGTAGTCGGCGAACGGGCCGGTGGCGCCCTTCATCGTCTTGCCGTGGATCGTGGCGCGGTCGAAGGCTCGGGCGAACGCGGTCGGAAGGTCGCGCTGCAGCTGCGTCCACAGGCCCGCGGCGTTGGAGTCCGCGACCTCCATCGCGACCGGGATGAGGACGGCGATCTTCTTGCCGGTCATCTGCTTGATGTCGACGCCGCCGGTGCTGATCGGCTTCCGGCCGGCCTGCTCGACCCAGTCGGCGGTCGGCACGTCGAGCGGCACCGGGACCGCGGTGTTCGCCGTCATCGCCAGCGGCACGCGCTTCGCGAGCGACATGACCGCCGACTGCTCGACGGACTTCTCGAAGATGGGCCCGACCAGCGTCTCGGGCAGGAACGTGCTGTCGATGTCCGACAGCTTGATGGGCGGCGTAGCAGCCATGGTCTACCTCTCTCAGCGGCCCCCGTTGAGGGCCCTCTTCATGAAGCCCGCGAACTCTTCCGCCGGGCTGTTGGGGGTTCGGTTGCCGTTGCCTGACGAGCCCTGCGTGCGGTCCGGCCGCGGTGAGCGCGGACCGTCGGGGGCCTTGGCCCAGTGCGGCTTGCGCTTGAGGAGATCGGCGAGGTCGCGCTTGATGGCGTCGGTGTCGATGGCGCCGTCGTCGTCGACGTAGGCGGTGAGGTCGAGCGCGCCTGCGGCGTCCTCCGGGTCGGCGAACTGCTGCGCGGCGAGGGCCTCCACCTTCGAGGCGACAGCCGTGCGAATCGCCCGCTGCGCCTTCTCCTGCTGCGCAGTGAGCTGTTCCGTCAGCCGCTCCTGCTCCGACTTCTGGGCGTCCTCGAGCTCCTGCGCCTTCTTCGCGAGAGGCTCCAGCTCCCTTAGCCGCTTGCGGAGGTTCTCCGCCTCGGAGTTCTTCTTCCTCAGGGCAGCCTCGGCGCGCTTGCGGTCGAAGGGCTCCTCTTCGGTGCCCTCCGCCTCCGGGGCGGACTGGGGCTCCTGCTGCTCGTCGACCTGCTCGGTCTGGGTCTCTTCAGGCATGGTGAACTGGCCCTCCAGGGGCTGAGAAAGGCCGCCTCCAGGGCGACCAGGGGTGGGTCAGTGCGCGGCCGGCAGTGGATGCCGGTCGTGCTCGGCGAGCGCCCGCCGGAAGAGGCGGAGCTGATCGCCGGAGTGGCCCTGGGCGTACTCGCGGTACAGCCGGTCCCACTCCGCCGCGCGCGCAGACAGTTCGAAGGTCTGGCCGCGGAAAACGGGGATGATCGTGCAGCGGCAGTTGTCGTGGAACTTCACGACGCTGTCGTCGCCGGTGAAGCGCTCATCGGCGTCTCGGCCTGCGGTCTGGGCGTTCTTGTAGACGGCGCCACGGGAGGCCATGAGCTTGCAGAACGAGCAGCCGCCGAGCGCCGCAGCACGGGCGTAGGCGACCGCGCCGGGGTCCCGGTGGACCGACTGCCGTGTTGTGGCCCGTCCCTGGTCGGCGACCAGCTTCTGGGCCACCGCCTCCGCTCTCCGCTCGGCCTGGTCGAGTCGGACATCGAACGGCTCCTGGTCTGTGTCGGTGGGCCACAGATCCTTGGTGGCCCACCGCAGGCTCTCCTCCACCTGCTCCTCGGGAAGCGGTCCGGACGGTGCGGCGTCGAAGCGGCCGGGAGCGTTGGCGTCTGCGCGTTGCTGGTCGTAGGAGCCGGCGGCCAGGGTTGCTGCCGCGGCACCGTACTGGTCCACCAGTGCCCCCACCGCTGTTCGCCACAGCGCCAGGGACTCCTCCAGCCGGGACGGCACGATCAGACGTCGCAGGCTGCGGATGTCGCGGACGAGTAGCCGGGTCAGTGCCGACATTGCGGCCCTGCTGCGGGCTGTCTGCGGGGAGCTGTCAGAGATCGTCGCCATCGTCGGCCTCCGGCTCCGGCTGCGGTTCCTCCGGCGCCGTGCTCGCTGCCTGAGTCAGCTGGGCCAGTAGAGCGGCTCCCTGCGCCCGGCGGCGGTCGGCGGCGACGCGCTGTCGCTGCCCCTCGGTGAGGCCGGCCATCTCCAACAGCACATCCGAGTCCGCCGGGATGATGCCGGCCTGCGTCAGCTTCACCGCGGCGTCGGTCTGTGCGGCGATCGTCGGCGTTGCCGGGTTCCGCCACACCGTCTCGATCCGCTGGTCCTTCGGCGGAGGCTCGCCGTCGCGAACCCACAGCGCCAGCCGCATGGCGTCCCGGTGCGTGGCGCCGAAGCGGCGGATCCGCCGTTCGGCCTTCTTCACCAGCATCCCTTCGCTGGAACGGATGGCGTCTGCGGAGGCCGGGTTGTCGCTGGTGTAGCCGAGCATGTGGGGCGGGAGCCCGAGCTGGGTGGCCATGATCCGCGCGTACAGGTCGATGATCTTCGTCTGTCCGGACGGGTCATGGGCGGTGAAGGCGCCCACCGTCGGGACGTTGCCGTCCTCGTCCCGCTCCAGCGCCAGGACTCGACCGATGTACGTCTCCCAGGCGCTCTTAGCGTTGCCCTCCGCGTCCTGGAATGCCGACTCCGAGGCGCCGAGGATGTAGCGCTGCGGGGCCCCGAAGAACTCGGCCGCCACCTCGATGCCCATCAGCCGGCGACAGGCCGCATCCGTGATGGACATGACCTCGGGAGTGATCTCGGACTTGCCGATCCGGTCCCCGGTGCGCTGCCGGTTCGCCATCCGGAGCACCGGAGGTGCTCCCAGGCCGTGGTCGTCGCGGTCGACGATCTCCCAGCCGTCGCCGTTCTGAACGGCGTGGATCGTGCTGTAGGGGAGGTACAGGGTCACGAGACGCTCTTCCGGTGCGAGCCCGAAGTCGTACCGGTCCTGGCACTCGCGCAGCCCGTACAGCGGCATCCGAAGGCGTGCATCCCACATCAGCGTCATGTCCAGCGGCGACTCGAACGTGACGATGGGAGGAGCGTCCGGATCGTCAGCCGACCCGACTGTGATGTACTCCCGGCCGTAGGTCAGCGCATCCAGGTGCCCGAGAGATGCCTCGTCGAACCAGTCGTTCGCCTCGGCGATCTCCTTGAGGTCCGAATCATCCGAACCGTCGGCCCACCGGAACGCCTCGAGGTCGAGACGCTGCTCCAGCGCTTCGACACCGATCCGCGGCCATCCGATGACCGTGTGGAGCGTCCGCAGCTGGGGCGGGATGCTGATGCCGAGGTCTCGGATCCGCTGCTCGCCGTTGAAGTAGGCGTCAAGGAGCTCCAGCTTGTGACGCTGCGACAGCAGGTCCGTGCGCAGCATCGTCAGGATCTGCCGCTCGTCATCATCCAGGCCGAGCAGAGGAAGGGTCGGAGTCGTCACCGCAGGACCACCACCCTCCCCTTGCCGCGCGCCGTCGAGCGCTTGGACCACGCCGTCGAGTTCATGACCATCCGGCGCAGCATCCGCGCCCCGATCGCGCAGACCGCGAGGTCGACCTTGCGGGCGGACTCCCGGTGCTCCTTGCCGATCGTGTAGCCCCAGGCGTTCGTTCGGCGCCGGGCATTCGCGATGTGCTGTCGCAGCACCTTGTGGCCGTCGTGGGTCAGCTGGCGTTCGAGGACGTCCCGGTAGAAGCGGTCGACGGCCTCCGTGAACGTCTGCTGCCGGCGTCGGTCGCGCATGTCCCACATCACGGCGTGCTGTCCGTGGCCCGAGGCGACAGCCTTCAGCTTGAGCCGCTTGCCGTAGCGCTGGGCCCACGCGTCGATGAAGCCGTCCCAGTACCGCTCGCCGTCCGCCTCGTCGAAGCCCGATCCCGGGTCAGCGAAGAAGGCGAGCGGCTTGTACGTCGCGAAGGTCAGGTCCACAACGCCGTCGACCTCCTCACGGGGCACCCGCCACGGAACGCCGTCCGGCCAGTTCGCGGGCCGCTGCCATACGCCGAGGGTGTGCAGGTGGCCGTCCGAGAGGCGGCAGGCCACCAGGCCGGTTGCGTCGTCGGACTTCGAGCCGTCGAAGAAGACGACGATCTCGTCGCCCGGCTGCAGTGCGATGCCCTCGTGCGGGCAGGCGTTCCATTCGTAGGGCGCCAGGTAGGCGTCCTCGGAGGCGGTGATCTGGTTGAACCAGAAGCGCCGCGACCGGCTGGGCGGGTTGCGGACGTCGAGGATCGAAGCCTTCAGCCGCGCGATGTCCAGCCACGTCGAATCGCCACGCACCGCACGAAGGGTGGGTTCGATCCACTCCTCAGACAGCTTCGCCTCGGCCGGCGCCTCGAGGCTGTCGTAGAACAGCCCCACCTCGGCTGTCCGGCCGGCTTCCGTCGACTCGAACGCCTCCCGGGTGCGCTCGGCGACACTGTCCTCGCCGGGCTCGTAGGCGTTGGTGTTCGCCAGCGTTCGGGAGGCGCCGTCCGCCGACTTGGTCGCGTTGCGCTCGATGACGGCCGCCATCTCGTGGCCCTGGTTCGCCTCCACCCAGTGGTGAGTCTCCCCCAGGTTGACGGCCGTTGGCCGTCCCCCCTCGAGGGCTCGAGGCGACGAGGTCACCGCCTCAATCCGGGCCCGGCCTTTGTCGGCGTAGATGATCTCCTTGCCGAGGTCGATCCGGAACTCCTCGATCGCCCTCTTCGTCAGGATCGACGGGAAGAGCGTCATCGTGTTCCGGGTCTGGTCCTGGCTGACGGCCGCGATCTGCACCCAGGCCGCTGGATGCGGCTGACCGAGCGGCTGCCCCGGAGGGACGCCCCACTCGTTGCCCTCGTCGGCGACCTGCCCGTACCGGCAGGGCCCCACGAACTCGAACGCCGACCACGTAGCGATGAGGGGATCCTTGCCCCAGCCCTTCAGGCGCTGAATCACGCCGTCACGCCACAGGAACCGGTTCGTCGCCGGGTCCATCGCGTACCACCACAGCGTCAGGCGGGCCTGCTCCGGCGTGTAC